CTATCACCATAATATTCATATGCTAAATATTCCGGCGTTTGACCATCAACAATAAAATGTTGTGCAAAAAATGCTTGATATTTAATACTATCTAATCTTAAACGAACTCGTTGAAGTATATTGGTTACATAATCAAGCTGAAGAAGATCAGTTGATCCTCGAACATCATAAGCGATTTTATTAAAATATTTAAAATATGCCATTAGTATCCCCGTTTTACATCATCTTGAGTAATTTTTTTCGTTTCTACAAATCCAAGACTTAATCCATATGATACTGGTCTCCCATCTCTTAATGCTGCCCAAAACCCTTCTGGTGTATAATTAGTAGTAACTTGAGTACAAACACAATTATGTATATATGGGAGATTTTCATTTGTTTCAAATCTACCAGTACCACTATTCATCAAAAATTCAATTGCAAATTCATTAGGAAAAGTATAAAGACCTTCTCCTAAAAAACCACCAACAAAATTTGGTCTAGAGTTCAATCTAAACATTTTAATAATTTCATCAACTTGCATACCTTCTGCTTCACTAGAAGGTGCAAACGCAAAATCAAAAGTAAAATCTCTAAATCCTATTCCATTAAATAATTGTTCTTCATAAGGATTTTGTGCAAATCTTCCTGCTGCTCTTAAACCACTACCTATCCCACCAAACGCCGTTGTTATACCAATTGCTCCTAATAAAGCATTTTTAGCTAATAAACTACCAGCATAAGCACCCGCTGCTACAGCAACACCTTTACCAATTTCTGTTGCAACACCTCCTGTAAAATTTTTCATAATATCATCAATATTACCTTCACCACGAAGACCAGCCTTTACAGCATATCCTACACCACCAAGTTCTGCTGCTCCCCATGAAGCAGTAGTTCCATCTTGCACAGAATTAGGCATATATAAAAAACAATGTGCCAATTTCTCCTCCTTTGCCCTAAAGTTGCTCCTTTGTGTTCCAACAAGATTCTTTACTATACCAAAGGCTGATGCTTGTTCTTCCGTTATTTTCTGTTTATCTGGTGGTCTTTCACCCTTACCAGCTGAAACCTGATTTATTTTAGCATTTGTTTGTTCAATTTGTTTAGCAACAGGGTTGTCAGCCCAAATGCCCATATCTGCAATATCACCGCTTGCGGTCATTTTACCTTGATAACCACCATGAGTATTATCTTTTTGTACGTCTATTGCTGCTTGTGCACTAGCATTATCTGCTGCTTTTTCAAAAGAAAGTCCACCTTGTTTAATAGCTGTAAAATGAATACACTCATGGACTGCCGGCGTATCATTTGTACCATTAAAATTATCAATATATATAGGGTATCTAAATGTTGGCATACCACCTAGATCAGGAGGATTTTTTCTCTCTGATTGCTTCTCCATTGCGGCAGCTCTTTTATCTATCATTGCCGGAAGCTCTGATTCTAAAGTATATCCTCCATATGCCATATTTGTTCTCCTGTGTTATAAATACCTAATATAATATATTTATAAGAGTTATATGAAAAAATATCCTAGAGTTGGTCGTTATATAATACAGAATAAAGAAAAATATGTGGCGAATCTTCAAGAATGTGAGTATCGCTCTTCATGGGAATTAAAATATATGAAGTATTTAGACACTCATCCAAACGTGATTGAGTGGGGTTCAGAGAATGTTATTATTCCTTACTATAGTCCTGCCGAGAAAAAAACAAGACGATATTTTGTCGATTTTTATGTCAAAGTTAAAACAACTTCTGGTGAACATAAAAAGTATATAGTTGAAGTGAAACCAGCAGTTCAATGTAAACCACCCCGAAAACCTAAAAAACAAACACAAGTATATGTCAAAAAACTTAAATCATTTATAATGAATCAGGCTAAATGGAAGGCTGCTCGTAAATGGGCCGAGAAGCGTGGGTGGGAATTCGTGATTATAACAGAAAAAGAACTAGGCATCACAACTAAAAAATATAAAAAACTATTATAAATATATACAAATGGCTGACACAATAAAAGACATATCAGGAACAAGAATAACACGCGTTTATTCTGCTAAATTCTATTTCTTTAAGTATATTACAGAAACAAATATAGAATATTTTGATATATTTCCATTAATATTATCATTAGGTAAAATAGGTAAGGTAATAACAGGTCTTAATTTTCATTATCTACCTCCTAAAATGAGAATACCGTTATTAAATCAAATGATGAAACTTAAACCAGATATGATTCAATCACCAGTTGCTTTTGCTAAACATTTTAAAAAACTTGTTTGGGCACAAAGAAAATGGAGACCGGCACAAACTTGTTTTAAACGATATGTTCTTGAAGATATAAGAGGTGGAAAAATTCTCAGAATAGAAAGACCTGATTGGGAAAAAGTTATGATGCAAGAGAAAGTAGAGAAATTTGTTAGTGGTCAGAATCAGAGAGTTAATATAAAAAAAGTTTGGAGAGATTCAATACGAAAAATAAGGGGGATGAAAATATAAATGGCATTTAATTTAGGATTTCGAGGTAAAGTAGGTGGAGTAACGCTCGGTGCTAATATTCCTCTGGGAATTGGTAGAGATAAAGAGGCTCTGCAAACTAAAAACAAAATGCCTAAACCAACAGAAACACCAGGTAATAATGTAACAAGAATGCTGTCTAATATTAGACAAAGTAATCTATTTTCACGACCTTATTTATATCGTATTATGATTTCTCCTCCTCCAGCATTGCTCGCTAATTATAGTTCAGCTGAAATACAACATATATTGTTAAATTGTGAAACTGTAAATATGCCAGGATATACAATGGCAACCAAAGAACATAAAACATATGGTTTAAAAAGAGAATATGTTTATGAAAAACTGAATAATGGTGTAACTCTGGGTTTTTATATGAGCGATCAAATGTTTGAATTTAATTTCTTTAAAGATTGGTTAGATTATATAAATCCTAATGATGAAGGTCGTATAAGATATTATGATGAATATAAATCAACTATAACAATATATCAATTATCGCGTATGGAAGCAGATACTGATGAAGATGATTTAAGAGTTATGCAACAATGTAAATTAGTTGATGCTTATCCTAAATCACTATCAGATTTACAACTTGGTCACGGAACAGGTGGATCTATTCAAAAAATGACAACAGAGATTATGTTTCGTAAGGCTGTCTATACAGACTATACAAAGAAATCTCAACAAGCAAGATCATTAGGAACAAGATCGAGCAGCTTCGGTTCTTTAAATGGACTCAAAGAATTTGGAACAAGAGGACTAGAAAATGCATTATCTTCTGGTTTAGGTTTGAAAAAATTTACAGATATTATAAAACAAGAAAAAGCCGCTCTACCAGCTCAAACAATAGAACAATGGAAAGAGAACAATTGGTAAATTAAAAATATTATTAACATCATTTTATATAGGAGTATAATGAAATGGGAATAGGATTACCAAAAATTGCAGTACCACAATATACATTAATAGTTCCATCAACAAATCAGGAGATAAGTTATAGACCTTTTTTAGTTAAAGAGGAAAAAATTCTTCTTATTGCCATGGAAAGTGATGATGAAAAGCAAATGACAACTGCAATTCAAACTATCATTGCTAATTGTGTACATGAGAATCTTGATGTAAAACAAATGCCAATGTTTGACATTGAGTATATATTCTTACAACTAAGAGCTAAATCAAAAGGTGAAGTTGTAGATATGACTTTTGAATGTGATAAATGTAAACAACCAATTGCAAAATCAATTGATTTATCAAAAATTGAAATAACTAAAACTGAAGGACATACTACTAAAATACCACTATCTGGTGATGTAGGTGTAATAATGAAATATCCTTCAATGGAAGTACAATCTGTTCTTGATAAAGCAGCATCAGATGTAGAAAATATATTTACAACGATTTCTTTTTGTATTGAATCTATTTGGGATAAAGACACAGTATATTCAACAAAAGATCATACAAATGCAGAACTTAACGATTTCTTAGAATCATTACCAGATGATGCTTTTGCTAAGATTCAAAAATTCTTTGATAGTGTTCCAGTATTAAAACATACATTTGATTTACAATGTACAGCAAAAGCTGGTAAATCAAAAAAATCTGGTATATGTGGACATAAAGTAACTAAGACCTTGGAGGGTCTTGGATCTTTTTTCGTATAAGCCTTGGTCAAGAATCAGTAACAAATTATTATGAAACAACCTTTAACTTGATACAACATCATAAATACTCATTGGCTGAGGTAGAAAATTTAATACCATGGGAGAAAGAAATATATTTATTATTATTAGTGAGATGGATAGAAGAAGAAAATGAAAGAATCAAAAAACAAAACGAACAACAAAGGTAACTAAATGGCGGACACACCAGAAGTTAAACAACTAATAACATTAACAGATGCTCAATTAACAACGAACAAAGAGCTCATAAAAGTTAATGAGAGTATTAAGGCTATGGCAAAAGCCATGGGTGCCCCTGAGCAAGATTCTCCTGAAGATAAAAAAGAAAAAAAGACACATGATAAACAAATACTGACTACTTTAAAAGGTATTCTAAAGGGAATGACAGACCCTATAAAAGATGGTTCAAAAGGTTTGCTTGGTGGTATTAAAAAGATGTTCACCAAATACAAAAAAATTATTATGGGTCTATTAGGTGCTGGCTTACTTGCATTGTTTGCAACAATGGATATGGATAAGTTAAAAGAAATATGGGGAAAATTTAAAGAAGCAATTACAGCAATATATGATGTAATGATGCCAATAGTTAAAGCTATAGGAAAATGGCTGGAAGAAAAAGTTCTACCAGCAACATTTGAACTTGTTATGGCTCAATTAGAGAATCTTACCCAAATGTTCGTAGATATTAAAGGACATTTTGATGGATGGGATCAAAAAAGTGGATCAGAAAAGTTTTGGTCTGTTATTGATGCTCTTGGTTCTCTTGGAACTGCTCTCGGAAAATCTGCTTACAATATAGCTCAATGGATAGAAAAATCTATATTTGGTGGTGATGGTAGTTTTACTAAAGGAATTAAAGATAAATTATTAACATTATTTGGTCCAGTAGAGAAAGAAGGATCTATATTAAATTCCGTTTCAAAAATGTGCGATACTGTTCTTTCATTTTTTCTTCCAGATGAAATGGCTGCAACATGGTCTACTAAAATAAAGACATTTCTAGGTGGTGCAGATGATGATGCTGATTCAAACTCCATAATGGGCAAAATTATGGGTGGGCTTAAAGCTATGCTTGCATTATTTGTTGTAGGCGCCTTATTCCCAGCTGGATGGGTTGCAACAGCACTCATGGCACCAATGAGAGCTGCTATGAGTCTTGCTATGGTAGGTGCTAAAGGATTGGGTGGTCTAGCAAGTATAGTTGGTAAAAGTCTAATGGCAGCCGGAAAAGGAGCTGTCGGAGCAGCTAAATTTGGAGCACAATTGCTTGGTAAAGTAGGCCTTAAAGGTGCCGGTATATTAGGTCTTGCCTTTGCTGTCGGAAAAGGAATAAAAGATGGTTATGATGCAGTACAAGGTGGTGCGTCTATCAGAGAAGGATTTGATGTAGGTCTTGCATCATTCTTTGACACTTTAACTCTCGGACTATTACCTGATGGAATGGCATTAACATGGGCAAAGAATATTAATGACTTCTTCGGTGGTATATATGAGTCAATCTTTGGTGAGAAACAAAAAGAAATGACTCAAGCAGAAATAGAAAAGAGGACAGGTAAGAGGTGGGCTGGACTGACCCAAGAACAAAAGAATGCTGAACAGAAGAAATTACTAGAAGAAAAAAGAGTAAAAGAACTTGGTGGAAAAGGTGCAGCTGCAGCAGTTAAAAAAGGTGATGTAGTTGGTATGGAAGCCGAAATGCAAGCACTAACAGATAAAATGGATGCTGCAGCACAAAAGAAAGATTGGAAAGCTTATGGTGAAGCTGAAAAGAAATTTATAAAATTAAGAGCAAAGCGTAATAAGGCGATAGACGCTTCCAGTCGAGATAAAGAATTAATGAAGATCATTTTGGAAGGTGAAAAAGACATCCCTGTAATTGGACCACAAACTGGATTAATGTGGGATAAAAGTCAAACCCGTGCATCTAGTTTGACAGGAATGGATAATAATTCCCAATCTAAATTAGCAGTAATGGGTAATTTATTTGCTTCAAAAGGTTGGAATTCAAGATTAACTTCTGGATTTAGAGATTCTGATCGCGGTAATAAAGCAATGCTTAATTCAGCAGATGGTATGAGAAAGTATAAGAAGAAGTGGCGAGATATGTTAACTGATGAACAATTAGATTCTAAACCAGGATCAAAAGAAAGACAATCAGCAATAGATACAATGCGTGCAGGTGGATTTGGTTCACAACATGAACATGGTAATGCAATAGATTTTAGTTATCCTGTAGGATACAGTAAAGAAAATTTCGGTGAATTGAAAACAACACTTCTCGGTGCCTTTCCGGGTGCTTCTATAGTAGGTGAATCAGATCATGTACATATGGCATTTAATAAAAAGAACTCTGGTATACAATTAGCACAATTACAAGCTGATTCTGGCATGATTAATAGAGCAGCTGCTGGTAGTAATACTGGTAATAGTACAATGATAAAAACAGGTGATAATAATACCATTTCAAATTCTTCTTATACTACACCTAAACAAACAAACGACACTTTCGTTACAGAAACAGCAAGAGGATAAAAAAAAGAGGACCTGGAATTAACCAGATCCTCTTTCTCCACCCCTTCAAGGCAAAGGCCTTCCTTCAGGACTTATTGTTCAGCTAACTTCTTAAAATACTCTAAGTTGTCTGAATCTGATTCAGCTGCATCTACAGAAGCAACTGGATCAGCAGTACTTTCTTCGATAGTCCCAACAAACTCACTTTCTTTGGTTCCATCAGCGTTCGTGTACTCCATATGAGCAATAACAGTATGAAACCGAGCTTCAAGTTCTTGATAAGATTTAAAATTATCAGTACTTATCAACTCCTGTAACTTATGTTGTTGCTTCCAAACTTCCTCACATTTAACATCATCACCTTCAAACAGTTTTGATGGAGTTGAAAACTCTGACTTATCATAGTTCACATAACCATCTACCTGACGAATCTTAATTTTGAAATCTGCACCTTCCCAGAAATCAAAAGGATTCAACGGAGTTTCATCTTTGAACTCCGGGTTCATAACACCCGTAATCTTCTCAAAGATTTTCTTACCATAACGAAAGAGGAAAACTTTACCTTCGTTTTCCTTATTAGCACTATCCTCTAATACAAGAATATTAGAATAATAGCTTAATTTTCGTTTACGTGCTCGAGCCAAA